GCATCTTTTCCATTTTCTATTCAGCAACTCTTTTTTGCTCTCGTAATGGTCATAAGCCTCCAGTTGCTTTTCGGTCAATGTCTTTTCTAATGTTGAATCACTACAAAGCGGATAACCGTCAATATCCACCTGAATACCCGCATCAATTAGCAATTGCGTTTGGGCGTTATGCGCCTTTAAATATAGGCTTTTAAATGTGCTCATTGTTTTATTCCCTGTTTGTTTAAGTGTTACCGATTAGATCAGATAAATGATAGACGGTAAATCATAAAGATTTTATAGGGGTATAAACTAATTTAATGAGTAGGTGTCTGGTGTTTTGAATGTTCCCCACACTCACACACACATAGCCCAAAGCATCCGCTTTTATTTGCTACTAATAGTGTTAAGACTTTGACCCCAGAATTTACGCAGAATTCGCCAGATTTTCTGGCGCTGGGCGAGCCATCAAGAAGGTAGGGTCACTGTCTCGCAACGTGGGGGAAAAGAGCGGGCGCGAATCGCGAGGGAGGGGGCACCCCCTTGAGTTTTTACGCTAACGTAATATATCCGACCCACTCACCATCGGGGTAAAATACCCTCTATAAGCACATTCTAATATAACTGGCACCCTAACATACCTTAACCCTTTAAAACCCTGTACAGGCCATTACAGAGCCTCTGAGAGCATAAAAATGAACTTACTAGAAATACTACGTCATATGCAAAGAGGAGAATTAAATCCAGATAGCATTAGCAAGGCTTCTCAAGCAATAGGAAATAAACAGCCGCAATTAAGAAATCTTTCAGAGCATAACGCTTTAGGCCACGCTTACGGAACTAATTTGTTTGGTAACTTATTAATGAATGTAGCAGAAGAGTTTGATAAAAAACCTAATGATTACGACATTATGAATAACAATGTTGCCCAACAATTTTTTGATGATCTTAGAAAAGAAGATCAAATGCTTGATTTCTACAATCAAATGCTAAAAGCAAAGGAAAGCATTTACAATAGGGGTTACATGAGAAACCCTCAGTACAATTGGCAGTTTGGAAAAAATATAGAATGAAAACAGATAAGCAAGAAATATTTATAGACCAATACTGTCTGCATGGTAATGCGGCTAAAGCCGCTGAGATGGCAGGTTATTCTCATCCCAAGCAAAGGGGCTATGAATTAAAGAACCAGTTTACCTCAGAGATCGAGGCCAGAACCAGAAAATTAATTAAGGATGCTGTCCCTGCCGCACTGCTTGTCCTACAAAATCTAGCACAAAACGCAGAAAGTGAGTCTGTAAAATTGGGGGCGGTAAAAGATATCCTTGACAGGGCAGGGCTTAAGCCTACAGACAAGGTAGAGCAGACCGTCACCAGTGTAGAGGGTAAGTCTACAGAAGAGTTACAGAAGGAACTGGAGTCCCTTATAGGGCCATTAAACTAATGAACTTGTTTGATTTTAAACCAGAAGAATTAAAAGCGGTAAGTTCTGGCCTACTTGATTTAGTTATTCCAACAGCAGAGGCAAATAAATATAACGCTCCTTTGGACTCAGGCATATGGAATTCAGAATATTTATACGGAAAAACAAAATCTCCAAGAGTATCAGGAAGATATAAAGAAGTTAATATTCCCAAAGAAGAATTAGAGAGGGGAAATAATAGAGTTCTTGTAAGGCTTGATTTAACCGCAGGGGAAAAAAGTAAAGCGGAAGATAAAGCCGCAAGAAAAAGCCAAGCAAAGCCTAGAAAAGCTGACAGGGTTCGAGATCAATTTGGAAAAATTATAAAAGGACAAGACCCCGGGTTAACCAACATACATCCTTTTGATGAAGAAAAAAGAAAACTAAAAACTGAAAGAATAGGTGTTACTAGAGGGGGTGCGTTAAAAGGTAAAATTGATTGGGTTGTAGATCAAAAAGCAAGACAAGCAACAGTAAAAACAGAAAACAAAACCGCAAACACTGGCGTTGTAGGAGAGCCTGCAAAACTTACCGAAAAACAAATAAAACTTTTAAAAGAAAAAGGCGTTGTTATTAGATATAACCCAAGAGAAAGAAATGCTTTTGTTAATTTACAAAATAGAGTTGTAAAACCTTTTAATGGGTACGCTTGGAGCGAGGGTGGAAGAGTTTATGTTTTAGATAAAAACTGGTCTAAAAAAGGTATTAAATTTTACCCAACATTAGATTCATTGCCTAAAAGTTTAAGATCTACAATTCTTGATGGCGATAAACCATTTAGATTTTCAATGAGATCAAGGGGTGGCTTTATGCCAAAACAAAATAATAAAATTTTAAATATATCTCCAGACGATCTTTTTAGTCAATCTTTATTAAGTGTTTCACCAAATTTATTAGATAAAAAATATTAAAGTGGATGTAGAAAAAGCGGTAGAACTAGCCAAGGAGTTAAAGAAACGACAGAGATTTGAGAAGATATCCTTCTATGATCCCTATCCGTATCAACTAGACTTCCACGCCACAGGGTTTGAACATAACCAACGCTTATTGATGGCGGCTAACCGCATAGGTAAATCTTATTGTGGTGCGGCTGAGATGGCCTATCACCTAACAGGACTATACCCTGAGTGGTGGAAAGGCAAAAAATTCTACAAGCCTATTACGGCATGGGCAGGTGGTGTCTCTAACGAAACAACTAGGGACATTGTACAGGCAGAACTATTGGGTTCCCCCGATGACCCTGAAGCCTTTGGCTCTGGAGCGATTCCTAAAGAAACTATAATAAAAACGGAACGTAAACCCGGAGTGCCAAACGCCAAGTCCGTAGCATTAATACGGCATACCTCTGGGGAGAACTCTTCTTTACACTTCAAAGCCTACGAGATGGGTGTAGACAAGTGGCAGGGACGCTCTGTTGACGTTGTATGGCTAGACGAGGAACCCAGTAGGGAACTCTACTCACAGGCTGTCACGCGAACTCTGGATAGGAAAGGGATGGTCTACATGACATTCACCCCAGAACAGGGCATGACAGAGACTGTAGCCGCCTTTATGAACGACATAAAGAAAGGTCAGAGTCTTACTAACGCTACATGGGATGACGCTAGTGAACACGTTAAGACCTTAAGAGGTAAGGAAGGTCATCTTAATGATGACGTTATGGAACAGATTCTGTCTGCTTATTCGCCGCATGAGCGTGAAATGCGCCGCTTTGGTAGACCTTCTATTGGGTCAGGTCTTATCTTCCCAATACCAGAAGAAAAATTAATGATTGATCCTATAACTATTGAGGATCATTGGCCTAGAATAGCCGCTATAGATTTTGGTTGGGATCATCCAACCGCAGTAGTTTGGTGTGCCGTAGATAATGAAAGTGAAACCTTTTACATTTACGATTGCTACAGAGCATCCAAAGCAAGCCCCGCTGTACACTCTGAGGTTATACGGCAACGACCGTATTTTATTCCCATAGCCTACCCACATGACGGAAATCGCAGGGATAGCATGGGAAACCCCGGACTTGCAGAGCAATACAGGGGTCATGGTTGCAACTTTAGACTTGAACACTTTACTAACCCTCCGGGCTTGGGACAAACTAAAGGCTCTAACTCAGTAGAGGAAGGGCTTATGGCTATGCTACAAAGCATGGAAGCAGGCAAGTTTAAAGTATTTAACACACTACCGCATTGGTTTGAAGAGTTTAGAATGTATCATAGAAAGGAAGGCAAGGTGGTTGCCCTTCGTGATGACCTGATGTCTGCCACACGTTACGCCTTTCAGTCACAACGACACGCCATTGCGGGTTCAGACCCAGAATGGACTAGCGATTTAACATATAGGAATTACGGCATTGTCTGACAGCGAACAAGAACTATTAACAAAGATTAACGCAGAGATCACAGATTCTCTGGGTTATGACGGTGAGATATCAGAACAACGTGAGAAAGCGCAAGAGTATTACTATGCGCTACCTTTTGGTAATGAGGTGGATGGTCGTAGTCAATACGTTGACTCTACTGTACAGGACACTATTGAGTGGATTAAGCCCAGTCTTATGCGTATATTCGGCTCTGGTGACGAGTTTGTCAAGTTCACACCGCATGGCCCAGAAGATGTAGATGCCGCCGCACAAGCCACTGACTATGTTAACTACGTATTTTCCAAAGATAATAATGGTTGGGAGATCATGTATTCGTGGTTCCACGATGCACTTCTCCAGAAAAACGGCATTGTAAAAGTTTGGTGGGATGAGTACGAAGAAGCAAAAAGGGAAGAATACCACAACCTTGGTGATCTTGAGTTTGAATATTTAATTTCAAACGATGGTGTAGAAGTTCTTGAGCATACTGAAATTGCAGGCGCAGAAGGTTTATACCATGATGTCGTTATTAAAAGAATGGATTATGATGGCAGGGTTAGAATTGAAAACGTACCGCCTGAAGAGTTTCTTATTTCAAGAGAAGCCAAGAGCATTGAAGATGCTAGGTTTGTTTGCCATCGCGTAAGAAAAACTTTATCCGAACTTAGGATCATGTATCAAGATCAGGACTTTGGCCCAGAAGATTTGGGAAGTGGCGATGATGACGCCTACTTTAGCGCAGAAAGATTATCAAGATACGAATTTGATGACTCAGAAAATTATGGGTTTGGTGGAAATGAGGAAGAGGCTCTAAGAGAATACTGGCTACATGAGTCATTTATAAAAACAGATTATGATGAAGATGGCATTGCAGAACTTAGAAAAGTATGCAGTGTAGGTAGTTATATATTCTCTAATGAGGAAATAGATAAAAAACCTTTTGTTAGTATCACTCCTTTAAAAATCCCGCATAAATTCTTTGGTCTTTCTGTGGCTGATCTTGTTATGGACTTACAGTTAATTAAGTCTACACTTATGCGTAACCTAATGGACAATGCCTATAACCAGAACTTTGGTCGCTATGCTGTACTAGAGGGTCAGGCTAACCTTGATGACCTTCTTACACAGCGCCCGGGCGGTATTGTTAGAGTCAAATCACCCAATGCAGTCATGCCTTTGGCTACCCCTCCTCTTGAACCATACTCATTCCAGATGCTTGGATACTTGGATGAGGTAAGGGAAGCAAGGTCTGGCGTAAACAAAAATACCCAAGGTATTAACGCAGACGCTTTAACTAGCCACACAACGGCTACAGCGGTTAATGCGGTGATGACCAACGCCCAAAGTAGAGTTGAGTTAATTGCTCGTCAGTTTGCAGAAACAGGTGTTAAACAATTAATGAACTGCATCTATGAACTTCTCTTAAAGTATCAGGATAAGGAGCGTGTTGTTATGTTGCGTAACGAATGGGTTCCAGTACGTCCCGATATGTGGAGTGACAAGATGGATTGCACTGTATCGGTTGCTCTTGGCAATGGCTCTAAGGATCAACAGATGGCTCATTTATCTAATATGCTTTCATTTGCATCACAGGCTATGTCAGGTGGATTACCTATTGTAACACCACAAAATATGTATAACCTTGGTGCAGCTCTTATTAAGGCTATGGGATACCAAAATGTCGATGACTTCTTAACCCCACCGCCTCCTCCACAAGAAGGGCAAGAAGGGCCATCTCCAGAAGAACAAACTATGGCTATGGAACAACAAAACAAAATGAAAGAACTTGAAATCAAACAAGGTGAACTCCAAGTTAAAATGATGAAAGTACAACAGGATGCTCAAGAAGCGGCAGTAGACGCACAGTTAAAAGCCGCAGAATTAGCATTGGAACGAGATCAAAATAGAGGTGTTTTAATAGGTGGATAGAGAAGCCAGAGCAAAAAATTTACTTAACGATCCATTATATACAGAAGCATTTGAAAAACTAGAGGAAGAAATAAATAACACTTGGTATAACTCAAGTGTAAAAGATGTCGAAAGTCGCGAACAATTGTGGCTTTCTTTACGACTCCTTGAAAGACTGCGCCTTCATCTAACCAGTATTGTTGAATCTGGAGAGATGGCAAAGAAACTTAAGGAATACTCAATATAGGAGAATTTGTAATGGCGGACACCATTGACCCGCAAACAGTAGAGCAAGGCAGTATAGCCGAAGCACAAAGTGCTTTCCTTGGACTTTTGGAACCTGAAGAGGTCACACCAGAAACTGAGGCAAGCGAACCTACCGAAAATGTTGAAGAGTCTACTGAGGAAACTCAAGACGAACCATTGGAAGAGGATGTCCTCGAAGAAGAAACCGAAGTTGAGGAAGAATCTGAAGAGGAAGAGTTAGACGAAGATGAGGAAGAAGAGGTCGAAGAAGTCTATTCCGTTAAAGTTGACGGAGAAGAGATGGAAGTCGGTCTTGACGAACTTGTTAAAGGGTACTCCCGACAGTCTGACTATACTCGTAAAACGCAAGAACTTGCAAGCGAAAGAAATAAGATGGTCGAAATGCAACAGCAATGGGCTAACGAAATTTCTCAAGCACAAGCAGAGCGTCAGCAATACATAGAAACACTTGGACAATTTGCAGAAACTTCTGCCAGTGGTCTTGCACAGTTTCAAAATATTGATTGGGAAAATCTGCGACAAACAGACCCTATTTCATTTATTACGAAACGAGAGGAAATGCGTGAAGCGCAAGAAAATGTTCAGAAAATAAACTCTGAACGCGAACAAGCACTTCAAGCGCAGGATGCTCAATTGCAACAAGCGCGACAGATGGCTGTACAGGAAGAATACAAAAGGCTAATAGAAGCCGTACCTGAATGGGCTGATTCTGAAAAACGCACTAAGTTAGCAAGTGAGTTAACCTCTTACGCATCAGATCAGGGATTTACTCAGGAAGAGTTAAAAGAACTGATTGACCACAGATCGATGATTGTACTAATGAAGGCTCAAAAATATGATGCTCTTCAGAAGTCTGACATTAAAGCAAAGAAGTTAAAAAACAAACCCAAGGTTGTACGATCTGGTAAAGGTGGTGTTAAGAAAGCCGACAAGGATCGTAGTAAACGTATTGCCTCCATGAAGCGTCTTAAAGAGAGCGGTCATGTAAATGATTCTGTATCTCTCTTTGAGGATTTTGTAGACATTTAACAAAGGAGGTAATCTGCTATGGCAGTTCCCGGAAATACCCGATTGACCTTTGGTGGCGTACAAGTACGCGAAGACCTTAGTGATATCATTTATAACATTAGTCCTATGGACACGCCCTTCATGTCTGGTGCAGGCAAAGGCTCTTGCTCAAACACTCTGTTCGAGTGGCAGAAAGATGAGTTAGCCCCCGCCGCCGCAAATCAGAAACTTGAAGGTGACAATCCCACATCTTTGGCTGTTGTCGAGCCTGTTAAGTTGACCAACCAGACTCAGATTTCTGAGAAGGCTGTTCAGACTTCAGGTACAGCAGAAGCCGTTGATTGGGCGGGTCGTAAGTCCTCGCAAGCGTATCAACTTGCCAAACGCGCTAAAGAAATTAAGCGTGACATGGAGTTGATGCTTACTGGTGAAGATGTTAAAGCGGCAGGTGCGGCAGGTGTTGCCCGTAAGACTGCGGCCTTGATGTCTTGGCTTGGCGATTCTACTGCGGCTGATTCCAACATCATTGATGGATCAGCAGGCCCTGCGGCTCCTATTGCTAACGCAGGTGATGGTACGGCTGTTGCGGCCGCCGCAGGTGCTGACGCTGTATTGACTATGGATATGGTCAATGATTGCGTACAGCAGGTTTGGGAAGCAGGTGGTAGCCCTGACATCATCATGTGTGATGCGTCATTGAAAGTTAAGATGTCGGCTTTGGCAGGTTCTGTCGTTGCTGATATTGTGACTAACCATGATAAAGCGTCACCCGCCCATGCGGTCAACTCTGTTGATGTAATCGTTACAGACTTTGGTACGTTTAAAATTGTACCTAGCCGTCTGTGTCTAGCAAACCAGTTGTATGTCTTGGATTTTGATTTTTGGAGCATTGATTATTTGCGTCCATTTACAACCGAAACCCTTGCTAAGACTGGTGATTCCGTACAGCAGATGATGATTGCTGAGTATGGCCTTCGTGGTAAGAATGGTCAGGCAAACGGTGCAGT